GACTGGCATGACTACTTATCCAAGTCCTTTACCTTCAGAAGAAATTAAGGTATATCGATCATGAAACTCGCCTCTACTGGTCTCGAATCCGGTCTCCATAAGATGGTCGCCGACAAGTCCGCCCACATCGCCCAGATGCAGGCCCACCACTCCCTCCAGCGTGCCTGGGGCTACAAGAAACTGGCCAAGCAGACCAAGGGACGCATCGACGAGGAGCGCGACCATCTCAAGTCTACTCTCCACTACATGACCCAGCGGGGTGTGACTCCAAAAATGGAGCGCGGAACTGTGTCAATTGGCACAGACATTCCGTCCCAGTTAGCGAATGATCTATCCAACGAGATCAAGTTCGTGGCAGACTTGAATGAAATCCTCAGTGCTGCCCGGACGGCCAATGAGGACTCTCTTCGGCGCATGGTGGAGCACGTTGTAAAAGACAACGAGCAACATGTAGCTGATCTTGAGGCCCAGTTGAACCTGATCAAGACCATGGGACTTCCCAACTACCTGGCTAAAGCGAGTAAAGTGTGAGCCGTGAAACCGACATCCAGGAACTGATCTACCGTCAGTTGGTCCTGGTCAACAGGAAACTTGACCAGATCATTGGCCAAGAAGCATCACTTGAGGAAGACGTGGAAGAACTCCTTCCCACTCCCTTTCACATCACCGGTGCCGGGGCCAGTTCCAACTTTCAGGAATGGACCGGTTCTAATGGCACAGGGACCAGTGTCAAGCCAATCGGTCCCGTCACCTTCACCAGTTCTGACGCAACCATCGCTACCGTCGATGCCACAACGGGCGCAGTGGCTGCAGTCGCCGTCGGAACCGCAACCATCACCGCCACCGATGCCGGCAACAGTCTTACCGCTTCCGACACCGTAACCGTGACCGCAGCTCTGGCGGTTTCCGCAACCTTGGCCCTAACCGCTAACTAATGCAGGTCAACCTGAGCTGGGCCGTTGTGACGAACGCACTCTTTTATCGCGTTTACAGGGGTACCTCGTCCGGCGGCCCGTATCAGCTCATCGGCCAGTCCAATCCCAATCCCGGTATGACCTCTGCTAGTGCCAATATAGTTACTACCTATCAAGACGGTCCCGGAAACCTAGTCAACGGGGTTGACTATTTTTACGTGGTCAGTGCTGTCAGCCAAGATGGTGAGTCCCCTTACTCTCTAGAATTCCATGCCGCATGGCCCGGGGCCCCGTCTACAGTAACGGGCTTGACAGGCGTGGTAGTCTAATTTTGAAGGCAGGCATTCCCTGCCGATTACCCCACCTGAGTTCCAGCGTGGTAACTGAATAAGCGGTTCGCCCGAATCGTGAGTTCCACGTCGAAGGCACCCCGAGAATAAACCCGGAGGTGTTAAGTGTCTCTACTCAGAATTCTGTTTGGCAGACTGTCGTTCTCCGCGTTAACTGATTCCATCTTCAGTCTGTTCGCCTTGTTTGACTACGCTCCCGCCGGGTTGACAACCCAGTCGCCTGGCTTCACGCATTTGGCCACGGTCTATTATGAAAGGCGCAGCCTTGAGCGTCTTGAGGCCATGTTCCGCTTCTACCAGGTCTGCGAACCTCACGACATACCGCAGGGTGCTGGCCGTACGATCCAGATGAACCGCTATACCCTGCCCGGATTCAATACCGTCCCGGCGGCAGAAGGAGTGATCGGGGCCCCGGTCCCACAGGCGACCACGACCGTCAGCGCCACGGTCGAACAGTATTCGGACTTCATGTCAGCATCCGCTCTACTGACTGAGACCGACATCAATCCCACCAACGACCGCATGGCCGACGACCTCTCCTACCGTGCCACCGGTACAGTCGATACCATCATCCGTACCGAGATCGACTCCAACACTTCCGCCAAGGTAGCCACCATCGGGGCCTACCTCTCCGCCGCCGACTTCAAGGCCAACGTGGCCCTGTTGCTCGGCATCAACGTCCGTCCCCGATTCGACAACTACTTCTTCTCCGTCATTCACCCCTACGTGGTCTATGACCTGATCTCCGACAACACCGCCGGCGGCTTCATCGACGCCCTGAAGTACATGGCCGGACGCCAGGTCCTCCAGGGAGAAGTCGGGGAAATCGGGATGTGCCGGCTGCTGACGTCAACCAACGTGGGCACCTCCGGCTCAGTTCCGAATGTCCTTTACTCGACCTACATCATGGGCTCCGGTGGAATCGGCATCGTGAACCTGACCGGCCGCGGTCCAGACCAGGTCGTGGATCCCCGCAAACAGCGCTTCACTCTGGCCATGGTCAAGGGTGGCCCGTCCCCCGCTGACCCGGTCGGCGAGATTGCCAGCTATGTCAGTTACCGGTTTGTGTTCGCAGCCAAGACGCTGGATACGACGAATTTGAGATTTAAAATTGTTACAGCAGATGCCTCACTTGTTTAGGAGGGCTGATGGCAAGAAAGACTAATACCGGTACTGGCGAGACTTCCGGCCACGGGGAGATCGATACCAACTTTACTCCTCCTGGACCGGTCTATCCTGAACCGGGAGCAAGAAACTTGAATGACCCGGACTGGGTCCGCCGGGACATGTTGAACAAGACGTCTAAACCACAACCAAAGTACTACTAGGTTAACCAACTGGGGTCACAGCAGTCCTTATCGGTGAACTCCAAGAGCTGAGGAGGCTCTAAAATGCCAAGAGGAAGTACAGTCTATACCGCCAAGAAAGCGGCTGCTCTTACCAACCCAATCACGAATGACTCTATTTTCCTGCAATCGGAGAATTCAGCATTCGCGGCTTTTGTTTCAGCCTATCAGGGGGCCCTAGTCGGAGGACAATCCGCCCTGGACGGTTCTTCCATCTACGTCCGGGCCAGCGGCAAGGTCACGACTGGAACCAGTTCCACTCTGATCGTGACGCTGTATTACAGCGCTGCCGCCAAGACAGCCATTACCTATAACGGTACCGGTGTAACGGCCACGGCATCAACCTTTACCTCGGCCGCCTACGCCACGGCAAAGGGTAATTGGATGCTCGAAACTACCCTGGTCTGGGACTTTACCTCCCTTACCATGGGCGGGTATTTCATCAGCACGTCCGGTCCTACGCCGGTTATTGCCGGGCCAACGGTTGTCACTGCCCTGACAGCCGTCGATCTTTCAGTCCCGGGAGCCGGATTCGCCCTCGGTGCCCACTTCGGAACGACCAACGCATCCAACGTGGTTACACTTTCACAGTTCACTCTGGAGGTGATGTAATGGCAGTTAACACAGGGCAAAATGCCTATTTCAAAAATTTGCTTTCCATTGCCGGTACCCAAGCAACGGGAGCATCTGCCGCCTTCTCGATCCCCTTTGCCGACGCCTATACGTTCTATCTGAACGTGACGACAGCGGGACAGACCTCCATGGATACGGTATTCCAGACGTCTGTCGATGGTGGCACAACCTACGTCAATGTTCCTTGGAGATTCGCGCAGGTGACAACCGCTACTGGATGCTTTGTTCTTAATGTTTGCGCCGGAGTAGCTCCAACCATGGATACCACGGCTGGAACTACGGCTAGCGCGACTATCGGAAACGGTCTTAATGTTCTTGGTACAGGTGGGCAACTATGCCTACAGTCCATCGTCGATCCCAGATTTATGAAACTGGGAATGACAGTTTCCGGAACGGCTCCTATTTCTACTCTTTATGTCGCCGCGTGGCCAAGAGGAACAAGGGTAACCGGAGTTGAATAATGTGATAGAGTAGCCACAAATGGCTCCTATCCACGAGCAAGCGAGGGACGATAATTCCAGAGTCACCGCTGGAATTCCGTCCCTCTCTTCTTCTAGGCGTCGGGAGATTACCGAGTCTCAGTTAATGGCCCTCTACCAGAAGGCCTGCCAGACTGAGTACCAGAAGAATGAACAGAGTGCACTGGCATCTGATGGCGCCATGGAAGATACCTCCGACTGGGATCAGGTCGTAGGGATACCGCTAGAAGGCTGGCGGGTCTGTGCGAGGCTTAAGAAGTTGAATCATAACCTCTGGTTCGAGCGCAGTATCAACGCCCCGGACCATCTTGGGATCTACGTGCTAAAGAACGATTTCAAGGGTGGCCAGGAGAAGCAATTCATCTGCGGAATCCCGGCAGAGATGGCCCCAGAGTTCACCCTGCGTCTCAAGAATGAAGATGGTTCTGTGAAGGGTAAAATCCCCGGCTGGAGAAATACTCTAATGAAACTTATCCGGACCCGTTTGATCACCGCGGAACAGGCATTCAAGGTCTTCGGTCCTCCATCCCGGGACTCAGAAATGTGGGCGAGGTTTACGACGTGATCGATACCAACGGCCAGCTTATCCCTCGTGTAGGAGTCGTGCTCGGCATCCGCTTCTCCCGCCTGGTCACTCCAGAGTGGGCTATAGGACTCGCCACCCAGAACTTCGGCATGGGCGTGAATGTGGCCTATGGTCCGGTTCACTGTCAGAATCCCAAAACGGGGAGCCAGGGCCTGCCCCGTGACCTCGCCGCCGAATACATTGTCCAGCATGCTATTGACGCCGATGTTCCATACATCTTCTTCGTGGACGATGACGTCGAGTTGCCCTATGGTGCCTGCCGTCACCTGATGCAGACTCTGGCTTCTTCTGATGATGACGTCATGTGCGCCGGTGGTATCTACGTGACTAAGCAGTCTTCACCGGAGCCAATCGTGTTCTCCGATATCTCCCTCGGCGTCAACTGGCGCTGGAAGAAGGACACGGTTTTTCCCTGTGAGTTGATCGGTCTTGGATGCTCCCTCTGGAAGACAGAGGTTTTTCGTCGTATAGAAAAACCCTGGTTCCGTGATGTGGATACTTCCACCCTTTCCTGTACCGACGACGCCTTCTTCTTCGCCAAGATGAAGCTGGCCGGATACAAGGCGTTGGCAGACGCCTACGTCCTCCCGGTTCACTGGGACTACGAAACCGGAAAAGGATACAAACTGCCGGACGATTCCTATCCCATGCTCCCCTCCGGCAAGGAAGAGATCTTCAAGAATATCCCTCCCGGATGGATGAGCATCCCGGAGTTAACATGGCTCTCCGATCAGGCCGCCAAACATAGGCGCATCGTGGAACTGGGAAGCTATCTCGGCCGGTCCACCGTGGTCATGGCCCGTTCTACTCCGGGAGAAGTCTGGGCCATCGATGATTTTAAGGGAGTTCGGGATACCCAGTTTTTTAATACCGATGTCCCGATCCTGAGTGATACCTTTAGTCAATTCGTGGCCAACGTGCAATCACTACCGGTCAAGTCCATCCGCGCTGACCATGCCGACTATACCGCGATCCCGCTGGAATGGCTAAGAGGCCAGGCGGCAGAAAAGCCGGACATGGTCTTCATTGACGGCAGCCATGAGTACCCGGACGTCAAGCGGGATATCCTCGCATGGCAGTCCCGGCTTGCCCCCGGAGGTCTTCTCTGCGGTCACGATGCCGACTGGCCCGGAGTCCGTCAGGCTATTGACGAGTTACTTCCCGGCTGGCAAACTGCTGCCGGGGTAATCTGGAGTTATCAGCTATGACCAAATTTACAAAGAGATCTGTTGACGCAGCCGTAGACGAACTTAAGCGTGAGGGATACATGGTCCTCATGATTATGCTGGATCAGAAATCAGATGAAAGTAATCGCATGGGAAATGCGGTGGAGGTACTATGCTCGGAGACGAACGATCCCCGGATGCTGGCAGCAATGCTGAAGACAACACTGGAACAGTTGACCGGCCCCGTAGAGGAAGACCGCCGGGTAAATTAGGAGTGGTGAGGGAAACGCGTAGCGTTGACATGGAGGAAACTGTGCCGGAAGAGAAACCGCAGGTTGTACAGGGCTTCACTATTGATCAGGTGCTTGAACTTCTCAACCATCAATCGGTCGAGAATCAGAAGAATCTTCTGCTGGCTATTCAGGAACTGAAGAAGCCGTCTCCTGAGGAACAGGCCAAACTGGATCAGGAGCACCGCAAACTGAAAGAACGGGCCGCGGCCGCGGTCAAGGTTGCGATGGCAGAAGAGCAAGGCAAGGAGAACGCCGCCAAGTTCTGTCCTCATGGAACTACCCACAAGGGAACTCATGTCTTCACTCATCAGTGGCGTGCTCAAGTTATGACTCCCGATGGGGAGAAGCCGTACTATATTCCCCGCTGCACACAATGCGGCAGCACCTGGGACCGAGTCTACGGGCTGCCGAGTCCTAAACTACTCGCCAGCACTGATCAGATGACTCAGGGAGTAAACATGGATCAGTGGTCGGTACAGGATATTGAGCGGGTGGTTGAGTGGGCGAAGCGGAATCCGGCAGCGGAAGAGGTAACCGCCTAGTATCGCTTACACCTATCAATGGGGCGACCTGATCGGAGTACTCTCCAGCTATATCAAGGGAGTTCCCATCTCCAAATTCAGTCCTCAGATCTGTGACTTCATTTCACAGGAGATGTATGTAGAATATCCTTGGAAGCAGACGATTACCAATACTGCCAACGGGACCATTCCACTGATCGACTCAGTCCAGGACTACCCCGCTGCCGCGCCGAACATCCTTCGTCCACTCAAGGCAGAACTCGTCCGTCTTGACACAACTCCGGCCTATCATCGGGAACTATCCATCGTCCGGGATCTGGGAGTCGATCTCTACCCTCGCCCATTTCCCGGTATCACAGAGGTCTCCCTTCAGCAGGCTGTCGGCATGTTCCGTCTCAACGCTGCCGTCAACGTGCCAACAGGTATGCAGCTTGAACTAAGAGTGGATTACCAGATCGACCCTATCAAGATCACTTCCCTAACCCAGACGATCTGGTTTCAGGACCATTACGCAGTCGTGGCTCTGGAGGGACTCCTCTACTGGGGCTACAAGTTCGGCGACGACTCCCGGGCAGGCATGGCGAGTACGGACGCCTTCGGCCGGATCATCGGCTACACCGGCCAGCTTGCTACCTACAAAGCAGCCCTAAACCGGATGAAGATGGCGGAAGACTTCGGCTTTACCGACAGCGTATTCCCGAGTGAGCCGATGGGAGTTCCGCGAGATCAGAACGGTCTCCAAATCTTCGGATGGCCCTGATAATAAAGGACTTACATGGGAACGTTTAACGCGAACATATTGCCCACGACTACCGGCCTAAGTCTGGGAAGCTCTACCCAGCAATGGTTGCTAAACGGTACCAAGGCGCTGGTCAGTCAGGTAAACCCGATCCCGTTCTCAGCATCCCCGGTATTCCTGGGAACCTCTCCGTTCTCTATCTTCACCATGACTCTAACCGGAAATGTGACCTCAAGCTCTCTCAATGTTCCCATCGGCCTGGTCATATTCCAATTTACTCAGGACTCAACTGGCAGCCGGACCTTTGTCTGGCCAGCAAGTGTAAACGGTGCAGCTACCGTGCAGGGTCCGGCTAATCAGGTCTTCACCCAAATATTCTATTACGACGGTACAAACGCTTGGGCATTAGGACCGGGGGTAACGTGGCCATAACTTATATAAGATTTATCGCCGTAATTTTACTTTCCGGAACGGTATTTGCACAGAACAACATCAAGGCGAATACCGTCACAGCCCAGACTGTTACTTCGGGAATTATCAATAACATTTACTATCCTAATTCGTGTGGTCTATCTGCCGCACCTTCATGGTGCTCTGGATCAGACATGGGAGGATGGGTAAACTCGGCAGCTACTGCTTGCCCGAACAATGGTGCTTGCCGTATTCACATTCCTGCCGCGACGACTTGCTACTCGTTCACAACTCCCATTGTCTTCGGCCTAGGAAAGTTCATAACGCTAGAGGGTGATCCCTCTCAAGGAAGTTGCATCAAATATACTCCCACCACTGGAGTTGCGATTACGTTCGATCCTGGAAATCCAGACCGCAGTACTTATGGCATTCGTGATTTACAGCTCATTGGCCCGGGAAATACTACCACTACCACAGGTGTCTCACTCGGGCCAATTAATGGCGGGAATGCGGTTACTATTTCAGGCTTTAGAACGGGAACCAATTGCTGTTCTGGTGACGGATTCGGTACCGGCATATCGATAAAAAATTCTTTTCTAGTTACTATACAAACCTCAGCCATTACTGGCAATGGCGTAGGCATTGCAACTACCAGCTTTGTCGAAAATCTCCGGCTGGTTTCAAACTCATTCTCTCATAACATTACGAACCCGATTGCATTGAACACAACTGGATGGACTGACGTTTATTCATTTGGCAATAGTTACGATGATAACAGCGGGCCTATCAACCTTCCGTCCGTAGGCGGTTTCGGAAACCATTTCAATTCCTCCGGAGATCACTTCGAGAATAGCGGAGTATCGGCCGCAGCGCAGCCTTATCTCGCTCTAGCCAACAACTCACATGCAACCATTAGTGGCGGAGTCATGTTGGACGATGGAACGACTGGCACAAATACAGGCATGATTAATTGTTCCGGGTCTTCCATTCTTTATATCTATGGTCTAGTAAGAGGAAATAATGGTATAATAGTAAACCCGTTTCTTAATGCTTCTGGCTCCTGCCGAGCATGGCTGCAATTCAGTCAGAGCACCGGAACTTTTACAGACGTCAGTACTTCATTTACCACCGGGTCTATATTCGATTCCGGATTCCCGTTCAGTGGTTCTCCTTCCATTACTCTTACCAATGGAAATGGTGGAGCAACAACCAGCATGCCTTATGGTTCTAATGTTACTGCTGGCTTGACCGGCAATATGACTAGCACTCAGCTTGGAGCGACTACTACGACGGCTGGAATGTATCAGGTATGTGTGACAATGTTTCCCACTGCTACCGGTTCAGCCACTGCTATTCAGGCTACCGTTACCGGAAACGCAAATGGGACTGTGTTCACGGTCAATATCGGATCAGTATTAAGTCTAGCCGCTGCTGGTAATATAGGCGGAGGATGCCTGCCGATCCCCATGACCACGGCTAACATTTCCGTTGCCACTACTGGATACTCCGGAACCGGAACTTATACTGTCAGGTCAGAAGTAAATGAAATTCAATAATGCCTCCTGCCTCAAAAACCGAGAGCCGCACGGTTACCGATACTGCCCTGCCCTATATTTCTAATGCCTCGATTACCGCAACCTTTCCTCACTGGATCTCTGGCTCCCAGAACATTCTGACTGGGTTAAGAAACTGGTCCGAGAATAGGCCGGGATTCTCTACCACGTTTGACCCGACTGCCTTCACCAATCTGCAACGGCAATTCGTCTGGCGCCGCTGGACCGGATCGAGTCCCAACGGCGGCGCCTTTATTTGGATGGGCTGTGACATCTCCGGAGGAATAGCCAAGGTTTACAAGCGGATTCTGGGAGTGGATGCCGCGGCAGTGCTGATCTGGACCTCTACTTCCCCAGAACCCTTCGATTTTATCGTGTCTACCAATACCGTATTCTTCGGTAACGGGACGGACATGAAGAAGTACGATTCCGTAACGGTTACAAACTGGGGGATTGCGGGCCCGGTAGCTGGACCGACAATTACCCTGGTTGCCGGTACCATGAACGTCTACACTTCCTGGTGCTATACCTATACCTACTTTAACTCCAACACTCAGCATGAGTCTTCTCCCAGTCCGATCTCTGCCTGTTCTGGAATATTTACTGCAAAGAATGTGAACCTCGGAGTAGTCGCCTCTACCGATCCACAGGTGACAAACATCCGGGTCTACCGCACTCCAGACGGAGGTGCCCAGGACCCGGCCCTGATGCAAGAGATCTCCAACTCACCTTTTCCCAATACCACCGGCACAGTCACGGATACCACCCTAGATGTCAACCTTTCCATCAATACCGCCCCGGAATTCTTCCGCAATAACCCTCCGACTCCTTCCAAAGGATTCGTGACTCATGCCGGCCGTATATGGTCATTCAACAACAACACAGTTTACTACTCAGGGTTCGAGGAGATTACCAATGGCGTCCCGGAAGAGTCGTGGCCCGGTGGTCTGACCGGAAACTTCTATCCCTATGCCACTGAAGTGTTCTCACTGGCCAGTCTGGTTGACGGGATCTCGGTCTTTGAAGCGTTAAGAATCGGCAAGATTGAAGGAGACACACTTGACACCTTTCGTAGATATACGTTGCTCGACAAACGGGGAACGCTTAGCCGGACAACCGTTACCTCCCTGGGAGGTACCGTTGTTTGGCTCGATACCTCCAATACAATCTGGCTCTCAGACGTGGGAGAGATTGGAATTCCCATTCGACCGGACGTCCAATCCATCAACCCGCTTACCTGCTTCACCTCCATCCACCTCTCCGGAATCTATCACTGGGTGGTAGTGCTGGACGGAACGAACGGAATCCTCTATGTATACGATCTGGACCGATCCCAATGGCTGCCTCCGTGGACGCTGGGTGCGCCTGCATCAGCTATGTTCTCTGGAGAAACTGGAGTTGGAGTGGTTAACCTGGTGCTTGCCCGTAATAAGACCAAGGTGCTTCAGCTCACAGCTGGAACCTATAACGATGACGGGAATACCTGGCAGCCGACCGGCAAAACCAATCTCTATCCCCTGACACCTGATGGATATGACTCGTACCAGGGAACGCATGACTGGTCCGAGATCAAGACGGATACAGTTCCTCCGGTGCAGGTGCTTCAACTCACCGACGATGATCCGACGGTTGCAGCCTATACCGACATATCTGCCAACGCGGAACTGTCCCCCTTGCTAGCTGCATCCAACGCTCCCCTGAAGACCTTGCAGAGCTGGCGGTATCCGGCGCCTCCGACCGCGGCGGACTTCATGTCGATGCAGTTCGTATGGCCGGCTGGCAAACAATTCCATCTCTATAAAATGGTAGAAAGTTTCCACGGAGCAGGTGGCTGATGCCTGACATCACCCAATCCCCGTTCTACAGGGCTCTGTTCCCCAGCAAGATCAACTCGGCCCAGCCGATGGCCCAGAACCCAATCTATCCTGGGTTCTATCAGCCACCTGCTTCCAACCGTCTCCAGCGACTGGAGAAGGGTTCCCAACGGTTCCAGCGGGGCGGTCTTCGGCCCACCTCTGGCAAGTATGCCCGGACTCCGATCTCCTCTCTTAAGACCTTCAATAACGGACAACAGGTCATTGATTTCTCAAAAACTCAGGTCCGCAAGATTGGCGGGGCGACTATTCACGGGAATACTGCCGGGTTCGCCTACACTTCCACCGGAACAAGTATTACCTGGTACTGGGATGGAACCAACGGTTCAAGAGTTCCTGTGATCACGCGGGCAGACGGTTCCCGGTTCACCGTGCCCACTGCCGGCTCCGGTTTGACCATTACCGGTCTTGCGGCCTCAACCACCTACTACTTCCTTCCCTTCTGGAATATCAACAGTCTCTGCAATATCGGTTGGGTACAGGGGACGATAGGGGCGCCACAGATTGCATTCGTGGTGGCCGATACCACCGATCCGGTAAACAATCCCGTGTACCTGATGGAACAGACCAGTCAGGGAAATGAGCCCCTGACCAGCGCCTATATGACGGCAGCGACGGCAGCCGGAGGAGGATCAGGAGGCGGAGGAGGTGGCGGAGGGGGAGGGGGAGGCCATGGATGCGTCATGAGCGGCACAGAAGTGATCTCTCTTGGGGATGAAACCCCAGCCTTGGAAGTCATTCCTGAAACGGAATGGGTCTACCTGCGAATCGAAGACGGACGTTATTTACATTGCACTTACGACCATCCGCTGTATCATGCAGTTGAGGGGCGGAAGCGGGCGGATTCCTTCGTGGAGGGGGATTTGATTATCACAGACTCAGGGGAGCAAAAGATTACCTTTATCGCGTTTTCCCGGAGGGTCTGCTCCAAGTACCGGGTACATCTACCCAAGGGGCATCTGTACTGGGCGAATGGTTTTCTGAGCCATAACTTCAAGCCTTTCTAGGACTTACGTGAAACATATATTCGTGCGACCGGCCAGAGACGGAGACCTGAACAAGTTCTCGGAATGGACTGTCAAGACCAAGGACAATCTCGCCGACGCCCGAGCCCTAATGTACCGGAACACGGTAACTTGGTGCGCCTACGACCAGAACGGTCCCATCGTTTTCGTCCCGGTCCAGAAACCGGCCATGATGGAAGCGCTGGCGATTAACCCGGACGCGGACCCGGTAGATGTGGCGATTGCATTGAAGGAATTGACTCAGGCGATTATCACCCAGTGTCATATCGATGGAAGCGGAGAAATATATTTTCTCTGCAAAGAGGAATCCACGCAACGATTTGCCGAGAAGCAGCTATTTGAAAAGTTACCCTGGTCAACCTACCGGGTAAAACTGTCGGACCTGGAGAAGCCGAAATAGGAGAAACGGAGTTTCGACCATGAACATGAACTGGGGTGGCGAGGGATACGATCCCTACGACGTGCAGATGAAGGTAGCCAGCGACGCCGACCAGCAGCGCAAGGATGAGCTGAACATGCAGAAGCAGGCGTTTGCCACCCAGCAGAAGCAGTTGGCCATGCTGAATAAATCCTTCTCTCCATACCTTGCTGGGAAGACTGGCTTCGAGCCCCAGTTGCTGGCCAATCTTCGTTCCCAATTCCTGAATTCCAATTCTTCAACATTCAACCAGGCCGGGTCTGCGGTTAAGTCGGCGCTAGCAGCAAGAGGCGAGGGAACCGGAGGGGCGCCGGTTGGTGGTACTTATGGTTCCGGAATCTCTAATCTAATGGCGGCGAAGGCCGGCAGTCAGTCTTCCGGGCTGATGAACATTGACGTTCAGAACGCTCAGCAGGCGTTACAGAATCAGTTCAATGCCGGGAATATTCTGAGCGGAAACGCAGCGACTCAAACGGGAACACAGGGAGTTGCGGGAAGTGCGGCCTCGAGCGCATTACAATCGTATGTACAGGCGTCGGCGAATTCCTTCAGCGGATCTCTAATGAGCAGTCTGGGCAAGAGTTTGGGGACTCCTCCTCAGATGCCGATTCCATGCTGGATTGCGGATGCGATCTGGGGGGTGGATGATCCGAGAACTTCACTCGTCCGCAACTGGCTTACGTTTGAGTTTGGGTCCACTTGGTACGGTCTCTTGATCCTGAAACTGTATCGTAAGTTTGGAGAGAGAGTCGCGAGACGGCCATGGCTGGTCAAGTTGCTAAAGCCTCTATTTGAGAAGGCTCTATGGGAATCCCTCCGGTAAGTTTAGGCGCTATCGCGCAAGCCTCTGCTGATCCCAGTGCTCCGCAGATGCAGCAAGCGCAGCAGGCGGTTCAGGGGCAGACTCCGCCCCAGCAACAGGCACCTCAGCAGCAGAAACCGGACGCCGACCCCATCGAGCAGCAATTACAAGCCAAGGCACAGCAGGCACTAAATGCCAAAACCGGGGTCAAGCAGATTCTCCAGAACTTCTTCTCTGGCCTGAGTCACGGCATGGTTCCCCCGTCGATGACTCCCCAATTCCAGCAGGAGAAGGCACTGGCGAATCTGAATCAGTATGAGTCGACAAAGGCGTTATCTCAGCTAAGAGATCAACAGGCGGCTCAGTATGCTCCAGTTCCACTGGTCGGGATGGATGGCAAACCAATCATGGATCCTTCCAGCGGAAAGCCAATCACACTACCGGCGGCTCACGCCCAAACGTATTATGCCGGCCAACTAGCGGCCGCATCCCGGGCACAAGTCGCACAGACTACGGGACAGTTTGGAGTAGAGAAGGCACAGATTCAGGCTGGTCCTACGGTCAATACGACCCAGGACATGCAGGACATGGGACTTCCTGCCCAAACTTCTCTCCGATCTGCAAGTCAGGCTCAGGGAATTATCCAGAAACAGGCGGGCACGACTCCGGTAGATGATCAGCTAAGGTCTCTCATTCCTAATCTCCCTGCCAGCGTCAAAAGTCTTCCGACCGCTTCCCTAATGCGCTACCTTGCGACCACGACTCCTCAGACCAGATCCGGTTACGAATGGAAGGAGACCAGTCCAGGAGTTTGGGAACCGTTGCCGACCAAGTCAGTTACGACTAGAGGGGCCGGAAGCGGGACTGCTACGGCTCGGCCGAATGTTCCGGGAATGCCGGGCGGTTCATCTTCTCCGGCTCAGCCAACTTCCAATTTACCGAACAAGGTATTCGGCGGTGGACCGATTTACGCCTTTAATCCTCAGACCAACGAGACACAGCTTACAACTCCACAAGAGGCTCAGGCTCAGGGATTTACCAATTCTCGCAAGGTCTCGGCTACAAACATTGAACAAGACCGACAGTTGAATAATCGTTTGGCCGATGTTGCCATGAAAGTCTCCCGGTATGAAGACGCAATCAATACTCCAGTAGATGCCGCCGACCGTACCTTTATGGCCTCACTTTTACAAAGCGACAAGTTCAAAGTAGGACTGGCAGGAATTGAATTGCCGGTAGACAAGTTCAATCAGATCATTGATGCGGTTCATCAGAGTCAGTTATCACCAGCGGCTCAGAACCGGTTGATTTCCTACTTCAATGCCCGTGAATCCATGCTGGGATATCAGCGGGTTCTGGCTGGATCTGCGCGGTCCTCAGATGCCCAACTTGGATTGAACCTGGGGGCCTTACCAGGCCCCGTCGCTCCTGACGCCTTTGCCAAAGAAGGAATCCGCCAATTCAAGGAGAATATTCCGATTGCCGGGCGTGGACTTCCCCGCATCCCAGGAGTTCCCACCGCCGGGGACATCCTTTCTCCAAAGATTGAGTTTAAGGAAGGGAATGATGTCTACCACATTCCTGCCAGCCGGGTAGCCGACTTCAAGAAGGCGCATCCCCAGGCGGTGCCCAATGCCCGGTGATGAATTCGCCCAGTATAAAGTTGGTTCTCCTGCCGCGCAGGTAGACGAATTCGCCCAGTACAAGGCGGCTCCGACTCAACCGGATACCATCGGCGTGAACCGGGGTGCGCCTCCAGCCGGATCTCCAGGGTACCAGTACTCGACCGGATATCAGGGACCAAACGACCAGCCCAGAGACTCTGGCGGATTCATTGACCGGATGACTACTGCGGCTGGGCGGGCTCTCCAGAACCCGATGAACTTTGTTCCTTCGTGGAAGGATGTCATCGCCCCAGGTCTGACTGCGACTCAACAGTCCTATCAGGAGTTCAAGAATTACCTGAGTGGAGCACCGGCGGAGGATCCGGCCAAGAGAATCGGTAACATGATGCCGGCGGCATTGACTGCTCTGGTCACTCATGCAGCAGATGCGGCCGGGAATCCGATGCAGGCTCAACCGGAATCGGTTCCGAGAGTACCGATCTGGCAGCGACCGGGAACGACGACCACTCCAACGGAACCGGGATTCAACTGGCAGGGGTCGACACCTCAGGAAATTCAGGCACATCTATCCCAGATGGCAAACCGGGTCAAGCCGAGCCGCATGGAAGGACAGCCAGCAGATGTTCCGACTCAAGCACCTCAATATGAAGTTGTCAAATTAGGGGGCGTGAAGACTCCTACAGCTCAGGGTGCAACTCCCAACTTGCCTGAGATGATTCCGGCGAACTCTACCACGGTCACCTCTCATGGCTACGATGCGGCGAATCAGCGGATGTATATTACCTTCAAGAATGGCAATACGTATCGTTACAGTGGAGTCCCACAGGAGATTTACGATCAGTACACGCAGTCAGAATCTCATGGCAGCTTCCATGCCAACAACATCAAGGGAAGGTATCAGACAGACTTGGTCAGTAAAGGGAAAGCAGGAGCATCGGTATCGCAGGCTCTTAGCCAAAATCAGATGTACGGTCCGGCCTCGAACGCCGCCTTCAACCGCATGAACCCACCGGAAGACGTTCCCGAAAACTGGGGAGTGGATTACTCACCGGCGATCAATCCTCTGGACGCCGACAAGTTCGCCGCGGCCCACCAGCAGGCTCGAGCCGAACTGGGACCGAATGCACCCATGGATCAAATCATTGCCAGAAGGAATCAATTGGCCGGGGGAGTGCCACAGGGAGACATCGGCCAGCAGGTCCGGGCCAGTATGCCGAGTCTGCCGAGGGGAGGGAAGAAGTGAAAAGACTTGTATGGTTTCTATTAATCGGATCAGCTTTCGCCCAGCAGATCAATACTGACTTGATCCCAGCTACCTCGGGTCTTAACCTCGGCCACTCCAACCAGCGATGGAACGGATTCTTTCAGAATGTAGACATTCTTGGGACTTGTACCATAAACGGTTCGCCCTGTCAGACGGTGGCAAATTCTGCGCAGATTGGTGCCGGCACTCCTGGTCAGATCCCGATATATAACGGATCAATCTCTATTAAGCCAGATCCGAATCTGGATGATGGCAATACGACTCCGGGAGTATTTACCTTCAGTGTTCCAATCGCGACCCCACAGGTGAACCTGACCGGGACGGGCGGGCTCGCATCAGTCGGGCCAGGAGGAACCTTGCCGACTCCAGGTCCGGGGAATGGCTTGATCGGCATAGGTCCGGGGGCCATTCCTGTAATTAACCCGAATAACACAGGGGTGTTCGCCATCCCCTACATCACAATCAATGGGACGCCGCTCGCCAACACTGCGAACAACACGAACTTCAGCAACACGGCTCCCACAGCACCAACTAACGGGCTCAACCTCTCTTGGCAATTCAGTGGGCAGAATATTTCCGCGGCAATCGTCGGCGACGGGAATGCGGCGCACGCCTTATGCGGGACCGGAGTGTTCGGAGTCTGCACGGCAGGTGGGGCAACGGCAATCTCAGGTCTTACTGCCGCCACCGGTGCAAATGCTCCAGCCAACGGAAACAATCCGCAGACTTGGAACTGGGCACAAACGACCAATTCACAGAGCGGTATGACGTTTGGAGAAAGTTCGGCGGCCACAGGCGGAACTCTCACCAGCGCCATAGCCAATCAAGCAGAAGTTACCGTATCGGCGGCGTCAGGTTCGACAGCGACTCCACTCAGTGTGGTGCAAGGCAGTGTAACTGGCACGACTGCCTTCCCCGCGGCGCAGTTTCAAATGACATGGAACAACGCAGGGCTCACAGGAGAAGGAGTCCTGATCAGCGTTACGGATACAGCTTCGACGGTCAACTCCGCACCGTTCGATATTCAAAAAGGAGCCGCGTCTGTTTTCAAGGTCGATAAGTTCGGCGATGTGGCTATTCCAAACTTGTCGGCTTTCGGGGGCAATACCGCCGCTGCAAATATCACTTTTTGCGGAGGTACTGCCCTGAATCAAGCCTGCACTTCCAACACAAATGGAACTGTTGGCGGGGCCATTTTTCAGGGTAGCGACAATAGTAGTACGGGCTCCTCGGCCAAGAGTGGATATGCAATTCTACGCAACGGGTTTCTCAGTGCTGCAAATCCAAACTCGGCAGCATTGGAATTGGCAGTACAGGTCGGCTCTGGCGCCCTGAAAGGGTCGGCCATTGCCAATGTGGGCGATGCGCTGTGCATGTCAACTACAGCCGATACACTTACCGATTGTCCCTTAGGCGCTACAAACATTGTCGGTATCGCTACCAACACGAGCAATCCAATCGGCTACGTGATGTACGGAACAACGCTCGTCAAGCTGGACGGAGCGATTGTTGCTCTTGGGGATCATATCTGCGGCCCCCCGTCTAGTACGGGAACGATTGGCCTTAATCACGACAACGGCGCATCTTTGTGCCCCTCTGGACAAAACATCGGTATCGCTCTGGCCGATGTGGGCAGCTTCACGCAAATGTCTGGAGCGTCCACTGCGTCAACTGCGATGAGCACAACTCTAGTAAAGGTGGCACTTCACATTGGTGACTAACTTCAAGAAATTACTGCTCTGGGCGTTGCTTTCGGGATTATGTTGCGCCCAAACGCCGATCACCGGCCAGCAGGTAGTCGTCACAGGCTCAGGCAGCATCTTCATCTTCTTCGCCACTTCGATCACCGTGCTTCCTAGTACGGCTGATGCGGCAGCCGGCACAACTATCCCATTCACGGCGCAATTTAACGATAATCTTGGCAGCAATCCTCCCGTTGCCTGCGACTCAGCACATGGCGGCTGGGCTAGTAACAATCTGTCTGTGGCAACGATCAATGCGACGACGGGAGTAGCCACAGCGGTTGCTCCAGGCACGGCTACAATCTCCTGCACGGCGCTCAGCCTAGTCGGGAATGCTACTCTCACCGTCGAAACCGCGCCCAACTTTACCAGTCCTGCCTTGCCGTGTGCAAACCCATGCCCGCTCATAGCGGGACAGGTGGGTGTTGCTTACTCTTATCAGCTAGCGGCTAGCGGTGGCTCTCCTCCATATATCTTCTCTCTTCTCTCGGGCACCCTTCCGAGTGGAATTAGCTGTAATTCTGTAGGGTTGTGTTCCGGAACTCCGACAACTGCCGGGACCAGTCTGTTTACGTTTCAGGTGTGTGACACGTTGCCGCTGTGCGCATCGCTGCCCATGAGTATCGTGATTGCCGCGTCGGGATCAATGCCCGATTACACGGTAGCCCGCACCGACTTGACTGCCGTCACGTGGCCCAGCGTTCCTCCGCAGATGGGGCCGAATACCTGTAGCGCGTTAAATCTTTATGCTTGCGGCAATTTGACTGGAGTAGGAACGTGCGCGACAGATGCCGACTTCGGCTACCAGGTCTGCCGAGTGACAGACATCACAACGCCCAGGCCAGTGGTGCATTACAAATCCATGTCTGTCGCTGCTTCGGGATCAAGCGACGAGAACCGCTGGAATCCCAACTCCACAATCCTGAACATAGACGACTGGGGCGGGGCTACTGAGCTACTGAACATCGTAGACAACGGCACCACGATCACATCCAGCCGCCGCTATGCTTCCGATCCTCTGTGGAGCGCTTTTGGGGGTTTCTATTTTACCGGTGTCGGCTTCTGGTCTCGCAATGTATCGACTCCGTACATTCTCTACAACGTCCCCGCCAGCGGAACCAAGTTACAGCACTGGGACGTGAGTAATCCCACCGTTGCTCCGACTGGCACGACTACAGACCTTGATTTCGCGGCTTGTCTTGCTGCCGCCTCCGGCCAGAATCC